AGGAAAAGCGGCGTTGTTAGCCGCCTTTCCGTCTGTCCCGTTACTTTTTTTTTGCTTCTACTGTAGGCATGCCGGACAGATTCCACAACTCAATAAGCGACGGCAACACGACGTAAATAGAAAATGTGTTGAACTGATCAAGCCATTCATTAACGTCATCCGGCACGTTTTCCGGGTCGCCCTGCTTTGCCATGATATACGCCAGGGATTCAAACGTATTAAGCGCCTGCGCGTCTAATTTCATGGTCTGCGCAGCTGTCAAAAGTTGCGGCATGTCTTCCAACAGATCGCGCTGGAATTTCTGCCGATATCTGCGCAGTGTTGACGCCGTTGAAATAAAACGCACGTCTTTGCCGTCTATATTGATTGTTTTTTCCATCCTGCATTCTCCTATGTTTTTTTATGCTGTCTTTTCCGGTACAGCTGTAAACCATCCGGCGTATTTGTCGCTGGTGCTTTCACATGATGCTTTTACGATGTGATCAGCAATACGCGGCATTGCCGTAAGGTTAAGTGTTTCATGCTGTGGTGTAATTGTCGCTTCTTTTGTTGTGCCTGCAATCGACGGACGGGAAGCAGTACAACGCATCATGCAACCGCGCTTTCCGTTAACTGCCGGGTCGCCGCCGATTTCAAACTGAAACAGCAGTGCAAATTCAACTACACCCGCATCGGCAGATTCCCACAATACGCCGGCCTTGTCTTTTTCTTCGCCCAGGACGTCAACGCGGAATGTTTCCGGCAGTTCTTCAAATTCGATATTGCCGGAATATCCATTGTTTACGTCCATGTGAAACCACAGAATATTATCTGCGTATTCGTCGACGCTTTCGCCCTGCTGATCAAGGGTCAGCGAAACGCAACCGGGAAGCGGTTTAACCTCTCCGTATGTGATTGCGCCGGTCGTTGCGTCGGTTGTGGCGACTGCATAATGGACATTAGATACGCCGTATTTAATACGTGCCATTTATAGCAACCTCGCTTTCGTATAAAACTTCATACATATTTTCGCTGTTAAGATATGATTCAGACCGTGTATAAACAATTCCCATTTTCGTTAGTGCCTGTTCAATTTTTGCTTCCGCTTCAAGATCCTTTTCTTTCGTGTACAATTCGACATTCAGGCGCAGAATTTTGCAGTAATTGGCATTGTCCGCGATTGCGTCGTTGTTGCCGGGAAAGTAATAAACGATGTACGGCAGCGGTGGAACGTTTCCGATTTCCCACGAATAATAAACAGTCGGGTATATTGCATTCAGCTTTTCGCGAATTTCCGAAATCATCATAAACGTTCTATCCCTTCCGTTATTTTTCGCTGTACTTCAAGCGCCGCCCAGTCGTTAACGTTCGAAATGTGCGGGAATGCCCGCGTTCTTCCGCCGTTCTGTTTAGCGTGCCCGAATTCCAGTAAATGCGTTAACTGGTATGCGGTTTTGTTATAAACCGTTCCTTCTGTGCCGGTGCGCTTGTTTCTAACGCCTGCGCGCCATCCGCGCCGATACTGTCCGGTTTTATTTTCGAAACCGCCTAAATTTTTGTTTTTAAGCTGTTTCGCCGCTTCCTTTGCCGTTTCCGTTACCGCTTCATTTGCAACTTCCGCAACCTGTGCGCCGTACTGATCCAAAAGCCGATTCATTTCTTTTGTAAAATCAGCCGGTTTAATCGTCAGCATTGCCCTGTCGCCTTTCCGCGTAAAGGTCTATCATATCGTTTCTAGCAAAATATGTTCTGTAAATCGTGTAACGCTTGTTGTTGTATTCGCATACAGTTTGCCCATTGTACTCAGGTGCAAACATCGTAAACCGAAATTCAGGATTCAACCCATTTCGGCCGCCTTCGTACCATTCCGACCCGGTTACGCTTTTAACGTCGCAGTACACAGTCTTGTACGTTTCTGATGCCCGCAGTACACCCATTTCATCCGGCGTATACGTAACTTCAATAAGTTTTAATGTGTGGCTTCTATCCATTTCGTATACCCCGTGTACGTGCTCAACTGTGCCTTTTGTTCATCGTACGACGCCTTTAAACGTTCGAATTCTTCCGGCGTTCCGAAACTGAATTTGCAGTACGTGCAAACTGCGCGAATAATAAGCGGGTCATTGTAAACGTCGGCCAGATCGTCATATATAACGCCCGCAATATTCAGATCCTTTAAACACGCGTTAATTAAATCCGTAATTTCGTTGTCAAAAGCGTTTTCCGAGATTCTCAACGCAAGTTTCACTTTTTCAAGCAACGTATTCATACAATCACCCTTTCGAAAGAAAAGCGGGTTTATTTTGCCCGCTTTCCTGTTTTCTTTTTCGGTGCGTCTTCTTCTACCTTTTCGACGCGTCCCAGATTGTGCAGTAAATTAAATTCACTGTCTACAATTTCGATTTCCTGCCCTGCTTCTACTGTAAGCGTTGTGCGCTTCAATACCTTAACTTTCATAAGTTAAGCAGCGGTTACGACTGCAAATCCATTCGGACGAACAAGGTGTGCAGCGCACATAATCTTTCCGACAATCTTAACCCAATCTTCTTCTGCAAGGCTTGTTTCATCGACAACAAATTTGAAGTCGTCCCCGTCAGGGAAGTTTACAATTACGCCGTCAAGGTCGCCAACAAGGATAGCTTCATTGCCCTCTGCTGGTGCAAGCGTATTGTTAAACAGTACTTCGAGGCCCTCAAACGGATCTTCAAGGCGTGCGCCGGCAGTTGTACGGATTGCGCGGATCTTTGCATATGTGCTCTTTGCCATGATAACAACCGGATTTGTTGCCTCGTCGCTCAGCTTTGCAAGGCCTGCAAGTACTGCGTCACCGTCAAGCGCGTGCGTAACCTTTGCGGAAAGTTCAGATTCTGCGATGTCCTCAAGAATCAGGCCTTCAATTCCCTTTGCCAGCTGGTGGCCGAATTCGTCAAACAGGTAATCCAGGAATTCCTTACCACGCAGTGCAAGCACATTATCGGAAACTTTAATCCACTTCTTCAGGTATTCGCCGATAAATTCAACAGTGCCCAGAACAAGCTGTTCTTCTGCCGGCTTTGTTGTGCCTTCCTTGTGCAGTACTGCACCGGTTGCGCTTGCTTCATAGTTCACCTTGTAGTTACCGCGGATAAATGTTCGTCTTACACGGCTCAGAATCGGGGATTTCTCCCAATCAGTCCAGATATAGCCGTCTACGATTGTAGCAACGGATACTGTACCACTTGCGTTAGTAGTCAGCAGTGCGCGCTGTTCGGGTGTCGCTTTGCCCTTAATGGATTCTGCCAGCGCATCATACAGCGCATTTCTTTTTTCGATATCGTTCACGTTATTTTCCCTTTCTTCTTTTGTGTCAATTGTAGTGCCTGCGCCTGCGGCGATCTTTGCCAGCAGGTCGCGCTTGTTGTTTGCGCGCGTTTCAATCGCGCCGCGCTGTTCAATGAGTGCGTCAACTTCCGCGTTAAGTGCGTCAATATCGGCGTTTTCATCGGTCAGTGCTTCATTGATTTCGGACATTCTTTTTTCGATGTCGTCAATCTTCATTTCTGCAATTTCCATTTTTCGCCCTTTCAATCTTTATACGTAATGCAAGTGCCTTTCGCGCCTTCTCTCTGCGTTCCGCTTCGTATCTCTCCGTACGTTCTTTTTCAATCTCTCCGTTGAAAAAGTCGCGGGCAGAAATGCCGATATCTGTGTATGGATTAGCAGGAAAAGCAACTGCTGAAATATCGTAAACTTTTTTGATTCTATCAATAACACGCGTGTGTGTATCGCGTTCGTAATGGTCGGCGTCGGCAACAAAGCTAAAAGACATCTGTGTATAATTGCCAACTTTAATATCTTCAAGCATTGCCCGGCTTGCTTCCGTCAATGACAGATTTGTGCGTGTTGCAAGCCCGTGTTCATCCGTCCATAGCTGAATGCTGTTGTTTTTGGAACGTGCCAGCACTGCGCCGGTGTGATCACGTAAAAACACAACGTCGGTCATGTCGGCGTCGTCGAATGCGTGCCGGTCGATGCGCTCATAATACTTTTCACCGTCGATTTCGTACATTTCGTACGCGTCAAACGTTGACGCATAGCCAAATACAAAATCATCCCTATCCTGCTCAAACGTTCCTATGTTTCTGTATTCGCGATTGTCTCTAATTGCCATTGTTGTTAACCCCTTCCCGCGTAAATGTGCCGTCATCGTTAAGCAAATAGTATTCGCCGCGGATCGTGTATGCCTGCCCCTGTCCGTCCGGCAGCGGTGGCAAATTCCAGATTTCGCGGATTTCGTCGCGGTTCATAATTCCGCGGTCTGCCATCTGTGACGACACGTTTAATTTTTCCTGCGTTGTCATGTATTGCAACCTGTTCGACGTCGCCATGATCAGCGCGCCGCTTGCCTGCTCGCGGTCGCTAAATGCGGCGTTTGTCATTGTCTCGCTGAACTGGATGGAAAATGGTTCTATGATGCTCTCATAAAACGCTGCCCAGGCGTCGCCGTACGCTTTCGACTGCAAGATATCTTCATTTACGCCGAAATAGTTGTATACGTTCGTTCTGATTTCGTTCTTTTCTGAATCCGGGATTGTATACGCCTGCGCCTGTATCTGTTTGATATCGGTATACGTGTTCGGAAACAGCAAAATACCGCCGTCGTTTGCTTTTAGATTTTCTTCCGTGAAACGTGTGCGTTCCTTTTTGAGATCCTCAGCGTTGCTGAAATTCTTCATTTGTGCCAGGAAGCGCGGCGCTGCCCCTGCCTTTACTGCTTCTTCAATACTTTCGTCGTTAAGGTGCACAAGTTTCATTGTGGGATCAAGCGCGTTGTTATCTTCGCCGAAAAAATCGCTTTTATACTGAAATTTCGTGATAACTGCGCAGGCGCTCAGGTAATCCGCCGCATACTGTCCGCGGTGAAATTCGTAACGCAGGAATGGCACGCCGTCCGCTTCTACAATTTCGCATTTGCGAGGCAATACCGGCGTATACCCGATAACGTCCATAAATTCGTCGTACACCGGAACAATGCAAACAGTGTTGTGCATATCAAGGATCGTTGACGTGCGGTATAGAAACTGTGACCATGTTTGCCAGCGATTCGGCCGCAGTCGCAATTTCGTTTGTAACGTTGGTTGTGCTGATCCTTGAATTTCGACACGCAGTTTTGAAATGTGCCGCGCGCGTGCGTCGATTGCAGCGCGTACAAGTGCGCTTTCGTATAATTCGCCGTTCCACGTGGTAAATACCGGCTTGTATGCGGTCAATGTTTTAAAATAACCGTCGTACTCTTTCGCCTGATCCGTGTTAGGTTTTTTAAATATCCAGTCAAAAAGTCCCATGTATTCACCTCATATTTTTTAGCTGGTCGCCAATTTCGCCGTACCATTTTTGGCGTACTGTCATAGCGTCCAGCAGTGCCGCCGTACCGTCGATATGTGCGTTTTTCGATATCTTGATAAGGCGCTTGCGCATCGTTTCAGAATTCGTTTTTAGCGCGCTATCAAGCAGGTGCATTTTTAATAAATCGTTGTCGCCGATATCAAACGCGCCGTCTTTCATAAGTCCTTCGGTTTCGTCTATAACCGGCGTCAAGTTTTCGCCCTGATAAACGTCGTCCATCTGGAAACCGTACGCCGCCATATCCTGAACTAAATATTGTGCGCTGTAACGGTCATAGCCAACTTTTAACGGCATGATTTCGTACTGTTCTACCAAATCGCAGAACCACCTGTAACAATCGTGATAATCAATAAAGTTTTCGCCGGATTCCTGCAATAATCCGCGCTGTATAAATGCACGGTATGGCACGCCGTCGCGCGCGGTCGCTTCGTCGATTTTTTCAGCCGGCAAGAAAAACTTTGCAAACACAAACAATTTGCTGTTCTTTTCAATAATCACGGTACACGCCGTTAAATCGGTTGTGCGTGAAAGGTCGATACCGCCGACACAGTAGCACCCGCGGAAATCTTCAAGCTGTAAGCGGTCGCCGGTTGCGGCTTTTGCTACTGTCTGCGATGACAACCAGGCAACACTGCTATTTTGCTTAATATTGCAGTATTTAGTAATAAACTCCGTTTTCTTTGACAAAGATCCTTCGGCAATCGCGATTTCTTCAAGCAGGTAATCAACGGAAACCGAAACGCCTAAATTCGGATTGCTTTTTTTTAACTCATTAATGTCGTTCCATCTGTCCACGTCGTCGATCATGTACAGAAACGGCAGCAATCGTTTTTCTTTGCTTTCGCCTAGTAAAAACCGCGTCGAACGTTTAACCAATTCGTCGTAAATGCCTTCGTTTACGTATCCGGCGGTACTGATAGAAAAAATCAGCGGTTGCGTACGTGCGCCTACTGCCGATTTCATAACCTCATATTGTTTTAATCCTGCGTCACCTTGCCAACTTGCGATTTCGTCACAGATAACGACAGACGGATTAAAACCATCACTCTTTTTCGCATTAAACGCGATTTTCTTTATACTGCTGTTCGTTTTCTCAATATAAACGTCGCTTTTACGGTGTTTCGTTTCGCGCTCAAGATCCTTTTCTAACAAAATCGACTGCCAGGTATCACTATAAACAATGTCGGCCTGATCCAGTTTAGGCGCTACACAGTAAACGCGTGCGCCGTATTCGTTATCGTTATACAGTGCGTTTTCTGCGACACCTACCGCCATTTTACTTTTGCCCTGCTTCCGGGAAAGTACACACAGCACCTCCCGAAACTGCCGGTTGCCGGACGCGTCAACAATTCCGTATATGGTCGCGTACATGGCTTTTTGCCACAACTCTAGTTTAATTTTCTGCGGTGCAAGTTTGCCTTCCGTATGATGCACGTTGTTTTCGATAAAACGTATTGCGCTGTTCGCTTTCTTCTGATCATAAAAGAATTCGCCGCGCTGCAAGCCGTCAACGATATATTCGTATACCTTTTCCACCCATCGCCCGACAGTCTGCCGACCGTCTTTTATCTGCTGGTAGTAACTTAGAATATAATCGTTCATCTTTCACCAATTCCGGGTAAATTCCGGCTGTTCCGCCTAAAAGAGAGGTTTTTGGATG